ATAATGGGGTAGATTTATTCAAAGATTATTCTGATGCAGAAATTCAATCAGCGGTAAACGATAAATTACAATTATTCAATTTCCCTAACTCATCTATTTCTGCCAAAGAAGGGGGTAAAAACTTAACCTTGAAAACATGGTCAATTCTTTTACCGAGTACGTTGAAAGACGCGTCAACTTCTCTGAATACTTGTTTATTACCTCCAACAAATAACCAAACTATTTCTACGGCACAGAAATATTTTATTGTTCCATCATTCGGAATTAACGTAAATCAAACAAAATCTCAATGTTTGAATAACCCGACTGTACCACAGCAAACTGTCGAACCAATTGTAAACAACAACTCAATGTACAATGGTTCTGTCAGAACACTATGGGCGGCGCCAAACTACGGATACTTCAATTCAACAGTCTTGAAAAAACCTGAACCTGACGAATACTTCACTACAATATTTCCTGATACCGCTGACCAATCTCCTATCATGTTTAATTCCTCGTTGAATTATTCAAAAATAGAAGAGATATTTGGTGTATTCGATAGGAGAGAATTGAATTTGATGGAAAAAGAATTCTTGGAATTTTGTAGACCTGCTTCATCTGTAAAATACCAAAGAGTTAAGTCAGGTGACGGAGCTTTTATAATTGACATAGATGTTAATTTTAGAAATTTTCAAATCTTTTTGAGAAACAACATGTTGGTGGAGACAAACCAATCAGCACAAAATCAAATTGAGTTTTATAAAAAAGCGATTGAGATTCAATACGGAAACTTCAAAAACAATATAAAAAATTTGATGGAATATGATGTTTTACTTAAAAACGGAAATCCCTCAAAATTCAACAGAAGAGTTTTCAATTCTTATTTACAAACACCAGGGTTTGAAAGACCAATTATTTTTAAGCCATACCAAAGAGGTAGTTTACCAACAAGTGGAGGCACAACTACACTTGTACAATCTCAAACAACATATCCGAGAGAGTGGGCGGCACTTAAAACAGAAGTAGGATTTTCTACAATATCTGGTTTGAGGTATTCGAATAACGGTTCTTATATAACAGATTTCTTTGTTGACAATGATATTGAATTCAGTGTAAACAATATCACCCTATTATATCAAATAATTAAAATTTACGCAACTCAAAAATTGAAAAACCCATCTTTGGTTTCCTCAACTTTTAAAAATAGTTTACAAACCTTTTTAGGGAACGAAAGAGATTTACAAAATCAATTTTTGAATGAAGTTATTTCAAATGTCAAAAATCAAATTAAAGAAATACCAACACCTGTTGAACAAAATATAAGAAGTACATTGTCAGGGACTCAAGGTAAAGCTGAGTTGTATAGTTTGTTTAGAGCACTAAATGATAAGTGGATTGCAGGCACTGATTATGTATCGAAAACATTATTCGAAGACTTTTTGTTCTTGGATAGAGCCTCGAGAAATATCGGAGACACTATTTTAGTTGACATCTTTGCAGTAAAAAATCTAATCAACAGAAATGCGTTGAACGAACAAATGAGTGTATACACTCTATTGAGTGGTTTACTTATTCAAAATAATTTTACTGTAATGCCATTACCTGCTTATGTGAATTATTACAACGTATTGAATGTTGATGGTTCAGTAACACCAAACACAGAGAGTATTAAGAATTTTGGAAATAACCTATGGGGTACCTTTACCACAGTCGATTATAGAAACTCCACACCCAAAATGGTATGTTTCTATGTGGGTAAACCATCTGAACAATTACCACTTCCGAGACAGATATCTGGATATGGAGATGACGGGTTTGATATTCGTAACCCCAACAATCCTTTGATTGAAAACCAACAAGATAAACAAGATTGGAATTATTCCAATAAGGTGGTTGGATTTACTGTTGATATTGGAATTAGAAACCAAAATGTCTTTCAAAATTTTTCAGTTTCTCAAGATACAGGAAAGGCAACTTCGGAAGCAATTGCGGCTTTGATTGCGATGACCGACCAAACCAACACAAGGAATGTGGCAACTCAAAATGCTAGTCTATACAATTTGTATAAACGTAGAAGTTATCAATGTGACGTACAATGTTTGGGTAATGCTCTTATTCAACCAACGATGTATTTTAATTTGAGACACGTTCCAATGTTCTATGGTCCGTACATGATTACCGAGGTTACTCATACAATAACTCCAGGAGATTTTACAACAAATTTCAAAGGAGTAAGACAAGGATATTTTGATTTTCCACAGATTGACAATTTTATACAAAAAATTAATCAGAACCTTTTAAGCAAAATAGAGGCTCAGATTTTCCAACAATCCGACCAAAAAAATAACTTACCAACAAGTCAACAGGCAAAAGAAAACAATATTATAGTCAACACTACATCGGTACAGGCTGCTGCTGAAGAGGCTTGTTATAATAACAGAGCACCTCAATTTTCAACTTACATAACACAGGCCTTGGGTCTAACACAACGTTCTCAAAATGAATTTGCTGATGATATCAAACGCAAATTCCCGACAAACCAACAATTACAAACCCTTATTTATATTCTTTCATACGTAAGGACCTATTCAACACCAGGAAAACAGGGTGGTAATTTCCAATCTGCAAATTGGAATTTCGCTGATATCACATTGGATAAATCCTTACCTGGTAACAGCGTACAAAACATACAACAAGGATTTTACACTTGTAAAAAAGTTCAAACAGCAGACGGAAAAGGGTTGTCATTGCCAACGGCTAGATTTGTCTCGGTGGACAAGTATTTGGATTTTATGGGAGCACTTTTGACTGCAAGAGTTTCACAAATCGTTCAAGGTTATATTATACAATATTATTGTACAGAGTTTCCATCATCGAATATAAGTCTTGAGTATTATCAGAAAAACCAACAATCAATAGATAATAGATTCAAAACAATTTTTGAACAAGCCGTTGACAGTGCCAAATCATTAGGTTTCAAAACAGATTTCCCTGTTTTACCGCCTTCACAATCAGGTACTACTAACAACTTAAATACCACAACCGCAGCACCATTATGTCCTTCAACCACATTAACATCTGTTACACCATCTGACGGTAAGCCAGGTACAATAGTTACCTTAGATGGTACGTACATGGAGTATATAAGAACAATAGAAATCGGAGGAGTTCCTTCTAATCTATGGACAAGAGCCGAACCTTCTACATACCAATTAGTGTCATCGACAAGGGTTAAGTTTTCTATTCCATCAATTCCATCGATAACTACACCAACAAATTTGAATATAAGAGCGATAACAACCACAAGTGGTCCTAATGGAATAATACTCCCAATAACCTTCACCTTTATCCCAAGTTAATATATTTATATAAAAAGTATTTTATGGACTTGAAATCAAAATTGAATGCTTATTTAGGAAAAAACATTAGGTATTCAGAGCAAGACAACGGTGATGGAACGAGAGAAGTTTGTGACTTAGATACAGGTGAGTGTTACGTTGTCAGAGACAGAGATGGTCTTATTGAAAGAGCCGGCCACCAACACATGGCAAATAGAAAAGTTAAAGTTGAAACCGTTCACGGTATAAAACAATTATTAAACGGTTAATCAGATGAGTTTAGATAAGAAAATTTTAAGTGAAATCGAAAGATATAGAAACATTAACAAATATATAATGGAACAAGATGCTGTAGCAGACCCGTTGGCGGCACCTCCACCACCCGCACCAGCACCCGACGCGGCGGCACCGGCAGAACCAGCTCCAGCGGCACCAGCCCCTGAAGCACCTAAGGCGGAACCATTAGATGTTGAGGCTGACCCTGATGTAGAAAAAATTGATGATGAAGGGAAATCAGAGGAGAAGAAAGGTGATGAAACTGAAGAACTTGATGTGACAGAACTTGTAACCTCTCAAAAAAACGTCGAACAAAAACAAGAAGAGTATTTTGATACATTATTCAACCAGCTCGGTAACTTGGAAAAGAAACTCGGAGAAATGGACCAAATAATGAACAAACTCAATAGTTTGGAAAATAAGATTGAGAGATACAGAGAAAAAACTCCACAAGAAAAGTTGGAATTAAGAACATATGACTCATATCCTTATAACCAAAAACTATCAGATTTTTTTGACGACAAAAAAGATGAGATGGAAAAAACAGGAAAACATGATTATATTTTAACTTCGGACCAAGTGGTTGATATGAACGTGAATGACGTAAAAAACTCATTCCAACCAGGACAAAATCCGACAGATAATTTTGAATTTAAAAGATAATAAAAGGGACTGAAAAGTCCCTTTTCAATTTGACTAATAGGGTAAACCCAATTATATTTAATAAACAATCTAAATTTTAAACTATGAGTAATGTATTAGACGCCGTATTGGCACAGTATGAAAAATCACAACAAGGGGGCGGGGCTCAATCAAGAATGTCGCAAGACGAAAGAATGAAAAAGTATTTCGCTTTAATCCTTGGTGATAAAGAGAAATCAGGTCAAAGAAGAATAAGAATTCTTCCTACCGCAGATGGTTCCTCACCATTCAAAGAGGCTTGGTATCACGAAATCCAAGTAGGAGGTCAATGGCAAAAGTTCTACGACCCAGGAAAAAACGACAACGAACGTTCACCTTTAAATGAGGTTTACGAAGAGTTGATGTCAACAGGAAAAGAATCCGATAAAGAGTTGGCAAAACAATACAAGTCACGTAAGTTTTACATCGTGAAAGTTATCGATAGAGATAACGAAGCGGACGGACCAAAGTTTTGGAGATTCAAACACAACTACAAGAATGAGGGTATCCTTGACAAAATCATTCCAATTTGGAGAAATAAAGGGGACATTACAGACCCAGAAAAAGGACGTGATTTAGTAATTGAACTTGCTAAGTCCAAGACTCCAAAAGGGAAAGAGTACACAACTGTATCTGCAATTATGTATGATGACCCATCCCCAATCTCTCCAGATGCAGAACAAGGTAAGGCTTGGTTGTCTGATGAATTGAGTTGGACTGATGTTTACAGCAAAAAACCTGTTGAGTACTTAGAAGCAATTGCTGAAGGTAAAACACCAAAGTGGGACAATGAAAAGGGTGGATACGTTTATGGTGATGACGAAGTTTCTGAAACCTCTATGGGTGGAAGTAAACCTTCAAAAACCGTAGACCCACAAGCAGACGCAGCTGCTGATGAAGATTTACCATTCTAATTTATAACAAAGGGCGGTGATAAGCCGCCCTTAATTTTATTTCATGAGTTTCAAAATACAAGAACAACCCAAAAAAATTTACGAAGCTGTTACCTACGAATTCAAATTGGAAGATGAAGGTGGAAATGTTTATCATTTAAGAAAATGGGAAGATGGTAACGGTGGGGGATTTTATATTAACAAAGATGGAATGTGGGAAGATTTTTACCCAGAAGATGACTTACTAGATTTCATCGATTACGACTTAGACTTTTAATTATGGCTATTAAAAAAAACGACTTCAGTAATTTAAAGAAGAAGTTCTCTACTTCTGCAAAATACAAACCCCAAAGATTTTTGGACTTAGGTTCCGATTTCTTGGATGCTGTTGGACTTCCTGGTCCTGCAATTGGACACATAAATATGTTCCTCGGTCACTCTGATACGGGTAAGACAACTGCGGCAATTAAAGCGGCTGTGGATGCCCAAAAAAAAGAGATACTCCCTGTTTTTATTATTACAGAACAGAAATGGAGTTTTGACCACGCTAAACTTATGGGTTTCCAATGTGAAGAAGTTGTTGACAAAGAAACTGGTGAAATGGACTGGGATGGTTTCTTTTTATTCAATAATAATTTTAGTTACATTGAACAAATTACTGATTACATTAACGAACTTTTAGATGCTCAAGAGAAAGGGGAACTAAATTATAGTCTTTGTTTTATTTGGGATTCAGTTGGTTCTGTACCTTGTAAGATGACCTATGAAGGTAAAGGGGGAAAGCAACACAATGCTTCCGTATTATCCGACAAAATAGGAATGGGTATTAATCAAAGAATTTCAGGCTCAAGGAAGGCAGATACAGAATATGAAAACACACTCATAATTATTAACCAACCTTGGGTTGAACTTCCTGACAATCCTTTCGGACAACCAAAAATCAAAGCAAAAGGTGGAGAATCAGTTTGGTTGAACTCTTCTTTGGTTTTCTTATTTGGAAATCAGAAAGGGGCTGGTACTACCAAGATTACTGCAACTAAAGACAAAAGAAGTGTTAAGTTTGCTGTAAGAAGTAAAGTATCTGTGATGAAGAACCACATCAATGGTTTAGGTTATGATGATGGAAGAATTATTGTAACACCACACGGATTTTTGGCGGGAAAAGATTCTGCAGAGGAAAAAACTTCTATTGAGGCATATAAAAAAGAATATGCTGATTATTGGAAAGACATTATAGGTGCGGAAGGAGATTTTACATTGACAGAAGAAAAAGAAGATTGAGTAACCCTTAAAAGAGGTTTGTGACAAAAACACTACTTGTCGACGGAGACAATTTATTTAAAATAGGATTTCACGGGGTTAAGGACCTTTTTACGGACGGTTCTCACATAGGTGGAGTATATCACTTCATCAATACACTTAGACGATTCTTGGAGGAGCACAATCACGATAAAGTGGTTGTATTTTGGGACGGCGACTCAAACTCATCAATAAGAAAATCTTTATACCCACAATACAAGGGTAATCGTCGACAAGACATGAATGAGTACAAATACGAATCTTACTTGCAACAAAAGGCAAGAGTAAAGATGTATTTGGAGGAGGTCTACATCCGACAGGTGGAAATGGTAAACAATGAAGCTGATGATTTGATTGCTTATTACAGTCAAGTAGCGACTGATGAAAACATAATAATTTTTTCAGCAGATAAAGACCTCACTCAATTAATAAATGAAAGAGTAACAATCTATTCACCTGTATCCAAAAGGTATTTCAAAAACGGGGACAAGATTTCAATCAACAAAGTGGAAATACCACACCAAAATGTGACGGTATGTAAAGTTTTTACGGGTGATAAGTCAGACAATATCGATGGTATTGAGGGTTTAGGTGAAAAAACTCTTATAAAACTTTTCCCTCAAATGTTGACTAAGTCATGCACTATCGACGAAATATTGGATAATGCACGAAATATCGAGCAGAAAAAACCTATCAAAAGTTTATCAAATATTTTGACTGGTAAGACCAAAAGCGGTATACTTGGAGAACAGTTCTACTCCATCAACAAACAAATAGTGGACCTAAACTCCCCTCTTATAACTGATGATGGTAAACAACTTGTAGAACAAATTCATACCGATACAATTGACCCCACAGACCGTGGATATAAAAACTTGATGAGACTTATGATGGAGGACGGTCTCTTCAAATATCTCCCCAAGAACGATGAAGCTTGGGTAAACTTCCTAAAACCCTTCTTAAAATTAATAAGAAAAGAAAAACGAAACACTAAAAACAAATGAAAAACATGAAAGAACAAGAAATCACCAAGATGGAGTTTCTTTTGACTCTCAACGAAAACATTGTAGTACAAAGATACTTCAATGTTAAAGGTTACAATCCTGATGCGAAAAGCTCAATTGAGTTTTATGAGTTCATCAAAGACTTAAAAGATGAATTACATTATTACCTTAAAATGAAAACGGTTGTTTATATGATGGACAACATGGAGGCAATCAAACATGACCCAAAAATCATGGAAACTTCTTTCACTGATGGACCTGAAGTATTCAACATTTATGTTAAAGTGGGAGACCAGACAATTTGTCATAGAATTTTTGATGGTAAACTATTTCCTCCAAAAGTTCGTTATACAGTGGACGTAAGACCATATTTGAAAGATGTTTTGAAAAGTTTGACTGACATTTTTTCATCTGAAGAATTAAATTACCAATACTGCGAATTTGATTTGAGGGACTAATATTTAATAAATAGAGGGGATATATTTCGGAGTTATGAATAAGAATTTTGACTACTTAGGCAACACATTTCAGATACAATTACTGAACCAAATTATTGAAGATAAAGACTTCGCATCGTCCATTATGGATGTTATTGAGAGTTCATATTTCGATAACAAGTATTTCAAAATTATTATTCAATTAATTAAAGAGTATTATAAAAAGTTTGAGGCAACACCAAATTTTGAAACTTTGGAGCAACTCATCAGAGCCGAAGTTACACAAGAATTTGTTGCAAAGATAGTTCTCGACACACTCAAACAAGTCAAAGACGCACCATTCGAAGGTTCACAGTTTGTTCAAGAAAAAGCACTCAAGTTTTGTAAACAACAAGAGCTTCAGAAGGCTATGGACAAAGCCCAAAAAATTATCACAGAGGGTGACTTTGAGTCTTACGATAAAGTGGAAGGTTTAGTCCGTGAAGCTTTACAGGTGGGAGAAGTTGAGAAAAATGTTTCTGATATCTTTACAGGTTTGGAAACAGTATTGGAAGAAGATTATAGACACCCAATCCCTATGGGAGTTGCTGGTATTGACAAACTATTGAAGGGTGGATTAGCCAAAGGTGAAATTGGGGTCATACTTGCACCCACAGGTGTTGGTAAGACCACAATTTTAACCAAAATTGCAAACACAGCATTCAACATGGGTTATAACGTTCTTCAAATTTTCTTTGAGGACAATCCGAAAATAGTTCAAAGAAAGCACTTCACGATTTGGACTGGTATTGCACCCGACGAACTTGCCAATCACAAAGAAGAAGTCATGTCAAAAATTGTCGAAATACAAGAGACAATGAAAAACAAACTTGTCTTAAAGAAACTTGCCTCTGATACGGTCACTATGAACCAAATCAAAAACCAAGTTAGAAAGATGATTGCTGACGGAACAAAAATCGATTTGATTTTGTTGGATTACATTGATTGTGTTCTTCCTGAACAATCTGCAAAAGACGAGTGGAAAGCTGAGGGTTCTGTAATGAGAGCATTTGAAGCCATGTGTCATGAATTAAATCTTGTCGGATGGACTGCAACTCAAGGTAACAGAAGTTCAATTTCTTCGGAAGTTGTAACTACTGACCAAATGGGAGGTTCAATTAAGAAAGCACAAGTCGGACACGTAATCATTACAGTAGCAAAAACACTTCAACAAAAAGAGTTGAACTTAGCAACTATAGCCATTACAAAATCCCGTTTGGGTAAAGACGGAGTTGTATTTGAAAATTGTAAATTCAATAATGAACTCCTTGAGATAGATACAGAATCCTCAGTCACATTCCTTGGATTTGAAGAACAACAAGAAGAGAAAAAAAGAGATAGAGTTAGAGAACTACTTGAAAAAAGAAAGGCTCGTGAAAATACTCAAAACAACGTGTAATTAAATATCTACTTTTTTCAAAAAAAACTTATTTTTTTTTAATTAAATTTGTGGTCGATTAGTACACGACCCGATATTTAATAAGAAAATCACCGATTTTTTTAATAAAAATATTCTACAAAAAAATTACAAAAATGGACATTTCGAACAGAATTTTATCAGAGATTACAGTGTACATGAAGTACGCAAAGTATATCCCTGAGTTGAAGAGAAGAGAGACGTGGCAAGAGCTTGTCACAAGAAACATGGAGATGCATATCAAAAAGTTTCCACAATTAGAAAATGAAATCAGAGAGAATTACATGTATGTTTACAAAAAACAAGTTCTCCCTTCAATGAGGTCAATGCAGTTTGCAGGAAAACCTATTGAAATTTCACCAAACAGAATTTATAACTGTGCATATGCACCTGTTGATGATTGGAGAGTTTTTTCTGAAATTATGTTTCTATTGTTAGGTGGAACAGGTGTGGGATATTCTGTTCAAAAACATCACGTAGACGCATTACCCGAAATTAGAAAACCAAGTAAAGAAAGAGGTAGAAGATGGTTGGTTGCGGATTCTATCGAGGGATGGGCAGATGCAATTAAAGTTTTGGTTAAAACTTACTTCTTTGGTGGTTCACACATTGAATTCGATTTCAGTGATATCAGACCAAAAGGTGCGAGACTTGTTACCTCAGGTGGTAAAGCACCCGGTCCTCAACCTCTCAAAGAGTGTCTTATCAAGTTAGAGGGTATTTTAGATTCAAAACAAGACGGTGACAAACTCAGACCAATTGAAGTTCATGATATGGTTTGTCATATCGCAGACGCGGTTCTTGCGGGTGGTATCAGAAGAGCTGCATTAATATCTTTGTTCTCAGCAACAGATGAAGAAATGATTGGTTGTAAAAGTGGTCAATGGTGGGAACACAACCCACAGAGGGGTAGAGCTAATAACTCGGCCGTTCTTATGAGACACAAGATTACGAAGGATTACTTTATGGACCTTTGGAAAAGAATTGAAGCTAGTGGTGCTGGTGAACCAGGAATTTATTTGAGTAACGATAAAGATTGGGGAACTAACCCATGTTGTGAAATTGCACTTCGTCCATTCCAATTCTGTAATCTTACAGAGGTGAATGTATCCAATGTTGTATCACAAGAAGACTATGAGGATAGAGTTAAAGCTGCAACATTCATCGGGACACTTCAAGCAGGTTATACCGATTTCCACTACCTAAGACCAATTTGGCAAAGAACAACTGAAAAAGATGCGTTGATTGGAATTTCAATGACAGGTATTGGTTCAGGTGCGGTCTTAGGATTGAACATGAAATCAGCGGCTAAAGTAGTAAAAGAAGAAAACAAAAGAGTTGCTGAGATAATTGGAATAAATCCTGCGGCTAGAACAACAACAGTTAAACCTGCGGGGACAACATCTCTTACCCTTGGAACTTCATCAGGTATTCACGCTTGGCATAATGAATACTATATCAGAAGAGTAAGAGTTGGTAAGAACGAAGCAATTTATAGTCATCTCAAGAGTAATCATCCTGAATTAGTAGAAGACGAATACTTCAGACCACACGATACTGCGGTTATTGGTATTCCACAAAAATCACCAGAGGGCTCAATTCTAAGAAACGAATCACCAATTCAACTTTTAGAGAGAGTTAAAAAGGTACAACAAGAATGGATTAAACCTGGTCATAGAAGTGGCTCAAACGCCCACAACGTATCTGCGACGGTTTCAATTCGTGAACACGAATGGCCTGCAGTAGGTGAGTGGATGTGGGAAAACAAAGAGTATTATAATGGTCTTTCTGTACTTCCTTATGATGGTGGAACTTATATTCAGGCACCATTCGAAGATTGTACCAAAGAAAAGTATGACGAATTAATGGCAACACTTAAGGACGTTGATTTATCCAAAATCGTTGAAATAGACGACAATACAGATTTGAGTGGTGAAGCGGCATGTGCTGGTGGCGCTTGTGAAGTAAAATTTGTTTAATGAAAGAAAGTAAAAACAATAGTCAAAGGGAGAAGTCAAAACTTCTCCCTTCTGATTTTTACATGGAGAATGGACGAAAAGTTATGACCGAGTATTATCATGTAAGGAGGGGATACTGTTGCGGTTCAGGATGTAGACATTGTCCTTTTGAACCAATAGCAGTTAAAGGGAATACAACTTTAATTAAAAAAACACCGTAGTATATTTATGTTTATGGCAGATGGTATTACTTATGGTTTGAAATTTCCTTTTGAGGATTCACTTAGAGGTGACTATCTAAGATTGACAGAATTTGAATCACAACAAATCAGGGCAGATTTGATTTTTCTACTTCTAACTAGAAAGGGTTCAAGATATTATTTACCTGAATTCGGAACAAGACTTTATGAGTTCATATTCGAACCCAACGACGGGTTAACATTCCAAGCCATTGAGTCAGACATACGTGACTCAATAAATCAATTCATGCCCAATCTCCTTGTAAATCAAATAACTATCGAACCTGCAGACCAATCTGTTGAGGTAAATAGTATTAACGAACAACCAATTTCAAGTGACCCGAGACTTACGGACATTTACAGGGTACCAGGAAAAGGTACAGGAGAGTATACTGCAAAAATAAAAATAGATTATTCAGTCAATGCACAAACCTTTGCACAGAGTGATTTTGTAATAATCAATATTTAAAAGAAATGGCAGATAGAAATATATCATACGCTACAAGAGACTTCGCGGCAATTAGAGTTGAGTTACAAAATTATGTAAGAACTTATTATCCCGAACTTATTCAAGATTTTAATGACGCCTCAGTATTTTCAGTATTTCTTGATTTGAATGCTGCCGTAGCAGACAATCTCAATTTTCATATCGATAGAAGTTTACAAGAGACAGTTTTACAGTATGCTCAACAGAAGTCTTCGATTTACAATATAGCTCGAACTTATGGTTTGAAAATACCTGGAATGAGACCATCTGTTGCTCTTGTCGATTTTTCAATCACCGTTCCAGCCTTCGGAGATAAAGAAGATGAAAGATATCTTGGAACCTTACTAAGAGGTTCACAAGTAATCGGTGCGGGTATTGTTTTTGAAAACGTTGAAGATATTGATTTTGCTTCTCCATATAATTCTCAAGGTTTCCCTAATAGATTGAAAATACCAAATTTCAACGCTAATGGGGTTTTAATCAATTACACAATAACAAAAAGAGAAGTTGTAGTAAACGGAATAACAAAAGTATTCAAAAGAGTTATCACACCAAATGATGTTAGACCATTCTTTGAATTGTTTTTACCTGAAAAAAATGTTTTAGGTATCACAAGTGTGTTATTGAAAAATGGAACTCAGTTTACTAACCTACCGAGTACCGCAGAATTTTTAGGTTTACAAGATAGGTGGTATGAGGTTGATGCCTTAGCAGAGGATAGAATATTTGTAGAAGACCCAACAAAAGTTTCTGACCAACCCGGTATCAAAGTTGGTAGATATATCCAAACACAAAATAGATTTATATCAGAGTTTACTTCAGAGGGTTTCAAAAAGTTAACGTTTGGTGGAGGTACAAATACGGCTCAAGATGCCTTAGACCAGTTTACAACTTTAGGTGCAACATTGGATTTACAAAAGTATACCAACAACCTTTCTTTAGGTTCAGCACTTAGACCTAACTCTACTTTGTTTATTCAATATAGAGTTGGGGGTGGACTTAACACAAACATGGGAACAAATGTAATTAATCAAGTTGGGACTGTATCATTTTTTGTAAATGGCCCATCAGACAATACAAACACCGCAGTGGTTAATTCGTTGAGATGTAATAACGTTACAGCAGCAATTGGTGGTGCAAACATGCCAACGATTGACGAAGTAAGAAACTACGTTTCATTTAACTTCGCAGCACAAAAAAGAGCAGTCACAGTTTCAGACTATGAGTCAATAATCAGAACGATGCCAGCTCAGTTTGGAGCACCAGCAAAAGTGGCGATAACCGAAAACGACAATAAAATACTAGTTCAAATTCTTTCATACGATACATCAGGAAGATTGACTAACATTGTTTCAAATACCTTGAAACAAAATATTGCAAACTACTTGTCAAACTACAGAATGATGAATGACTATATTTCGATTTTCAGTGCTGAGGTTATTGATTTGAGTGTTGATGTTTCAATAGTTTTAGACTCGGCTCAAAACTCAGGTCAAGTTATTACCAACGTAATCGACAAAATATCTGCTTATTTTAATCCTCAAACAAGAGAACTTGGACAAAACGTATATCTTTCAGAACTAAGAAGTATAATTCAAAATACAAACGGAGTATTGACTGTTGCAAGTATCGATGTCTTCAATGAGGTAGGCGGACAATATTCATCCGCAGAGACTTCTATGGAATATTCTGACCCTGAACTCAAACAAGTTGGACCTGTTGATGATACAATATTTGCTCAACCTAACCAAATTTATCAGATAAGATTTCCGAATAAAGATATTAGAGTTTCAGTTAAGAACTTCCAATCTATTACCTTCTCTTAATCAATTTATTTTGGGGTTAATATCCCTATACTTTGATTGTGTGTTTTTACAAAATTACAC